TTTACTCTTTTGTCTTTTTTATATTTACCTAAATCATCCCATTTATCTTCTTTTGAATGTTGCCAAGCAATACATACCATTATATTATTAGGGAATTTTGCGTTGTCAAATAATGAATCTAATGTAGGTACTAATTCTGGGTCACGGTACGCTGCAATTTGGATAAATATACTGTTTTTGGACATAGGCAATCTATTAGATTAAATTAAATTTAATTAAATTTATTAATTATAAACGAATTAAAAAAATATTAAAGGCTGTATAGGGTTTTTAGTTTTTGTATTTTTTGTAAAACCCAGTCCTCATTTAAATCTTCATAAACTCTTTGATGAAAATTAATTCCGGCTTGTGGTGTTTGTATCTTTAAACCATCAATGGTTTTATACTCCGGCATATCATTAGTTACAAACACATCTAAAAATTTTCTTTTTTTTCTTTCACCACACATTACTATAAACTGATTAACAATCGTCTTACCCCACGAGTGACCTCCATTAATTTCAAGGGGTATACCTAATTGGGATATCAAGTCTACCAACTCTGGAGTAATAGCAACATCTACCCAATTTTTTTCATAACTAGAATAGTATCCATCATAAAATTTAGACCATCCGCCTAAAATAATTACATTTCCACTCAGGTGATTGTTTACTTCTTTAATAAAATTTTGCATTTCTAAGGACATGATGGACAAGATGTTGGTCCTGCAGTTTTAACTCCGTTGAAAAATTCATAATAAGTAGAACCAAATTCGCTAACATATATTGTGCCGCTTTCTAATTTTGAACAAGTAAACCCATTATACATTCTTGTAGCTGTAGCTACAGAATTTGCATTAAAGTATTTAATACCACTATTATCTGGTGGTGCACAACAACCATTATAAAGACCTGTGGAGAATCCAACATTAATTGCAATACATGTTCCAGTCGTAGTCGTAGGCGTTGGTGTAGGCGTAGGCGTAGGCGTAGGCGTAGGACCAAGAGTAGGCGTAGGCGTAGGCGTAGGCGTAGGCGTAGGCGTAGGGCCTTCAGGCGTCGGTGTTGGAGTTGGTGTTGGTGCTCCAGGTGTCGGACTCGGTGTTGGTGTAGGTGTTGGAGTAGGCGTAGGACCAGCTGGAGTAGGCGTCGGTGTAGGCGTAGGACCAGCTGTTGGTGTAGGCGTAACACAGACTCCTACTAATGTCACACTACCTGAGCCACTTGTTAAAGTAGGCACTCCTATTGCACAAACTGATGCTGAATCTCCATCATCCACACTTTCAGTTTGTGACGCACCACTACAATCAGTATAACTAAAGTTTCCAACTGAACCTGGACCTCCTTCTAAATCGTATTCATTACAACCGGACGGTGTAGGCGTAGGTGTAGGGGGAGGTGTAGGCGTAGGCGTTGGGTTGGCCACCAAACAACCAGTACAATCTGCATAATCGTTAATTGGGTCATTAGTGTTTACAGGAGCTGAATCTTCTGTTATCTCATAACACTTACCATCTGACATCTCTACTGCATCTCCTGGCGATAATCCACTAGCATCTGAAACTCTAACCCTATCAAATGTTGAACCCCCTCCTCCTGGACAAGCAGTAAGTAAATAGTAATTATAAGGCACCGGTGTTGGAGTCGGTGCTGGAGTCACCTCTGGCGTAGGCGTAGGCGTTGGTGGAGTACAAGGTCCTACTAATGTCACACTACCTGCACCACTTGTTACAATAGGTACTCCTAAAGCACATACTGATGATGAATCTCCAGCATCAACACTCTCTGTTTGTGAATTACCACTACAATCAGTATAGCTAAAGTTACCAACTAAACCTGACCCTGCTTCTAAATCCCATTCGTTACAACCACCTGGCGTAGGTGTCGGAGTCGGAGTCGGAGTCGGAGTCGGAGTCGGGTTATTTGCTATACAAGTATCACAATCTATGTAAGCATTAGTATAATCATTAGTGTTTACAGTTGAACTCGTTTCATCTATTTCGTAACATTTACCATCAGCCATTAATACTATATCACCTGGAGCGTCTCCGCTAGCGTCTGCTACTCTAACATTAATATAGTTAGCACCACCTTGTCCTGGACAAATTGTAACAGTGTAGTAATTATATCCAAAAGTAGGCGTAGGCGTAGGCGTTGGTGGACCAGGCGTAGGCGTTGGGCCAACCGGAGTAATTGTTGGCGTAGGCGTTGGCGTCGGAGTTACAGTCGGAACACAACTTACTCCTGTGTTAGTTTCACTGCCACCGTTCACTGTAGGTGTTGTCCCATCTAATACACATACGTCAATACTTATGTCCCCTGGGATTATTCCTGTCTGTGTATTACCATCACAGTCAACATACGAGTAAGAACACCCACCACTACCACTTGGACAAGCTAGTTCCCACTCACTACAAGACGGCACTGGTGTTGGAGTTGGAGTAGGTGTCGCAGTCGGAACTGGAGTCACAGTCGGAACTGGAGTCGGTGTTGGAGTTGGACCAGAGGGAGTTGGTGTAGGTGTAACACAAGGTCCATTTAAAGTAACAGTACCATTGCCGCTTGTTACAGCAGGTACTCCTACAGCACAAACTGGTATTGAATCACCATCCGGTACACTCTCTGTTTGTGGAATACTAGAGCAATCAGTATAACTAAAAGTACCGCCACCAGAGCCTCCTACTAACTCCCATTCGTTACAACCTCCAGGTGTTGGAGTTGGAGTTGGAGTTGGTGTGGCTGTCGGTGTTGGATTAGATGTTAAACAAGCAGTACAATCTACATAAACATTTATATAGTCATTAGTATTTGCTGGTGCTGCATCCTCTGTTATCTCATAACATCTACCATCGTTCATTTCTACTATGTCTCCTGATGTTACACCACTTACAAATGGTGCTCTAACACTACTGTATAATGTGCCTCCTCCTCCTGGACAAGGAGTGATAATAAAGTAATTATAAGGCACCGGAGTTGGTGTAGGAGTTGGTGTAGGCGTTGGGTTCGGCGTCGGAGTCGGACCAGATGGAGTTGGTGTTGGAGTTGGTATTGGAGTTGCTGTAGACCTATAATCCCACACTAAATAAAAAATACTTCCGCTTGCTGGCATTATGAAATCTGCCGAATAAATTGTTGGAGCACCAACTGTAGATATTGGAGTTGCATCATTTGCTAAAGAAAGTAAATTTGTTATATCTGTTACGTTGTTTTGATAAAATGTGTTTGTTCTTAAATATTTTAATCTATCTGTTGAAGGGTTAAACACAAAATCATCAAAATTAATTTTGTTTGAAGACATAGTTACAGTAGACCCGTCAACTGGAAAAACTCCACTACCCTGAGGGCCTGAAAACAACTGGTATTGTGATATAGCAAAGGAAGAAGATGTGCTTGTAAATTCTACTAAATTAGATTCTATAGGTGAAACAGTTACACCGTCAGTCCAACCAAATTCGTTATGTATGAATTGTCCAGCTTCAAGTGGGTCAGTAACACAAATGTTATATATATTTAATGCGCCTGCTTCTGGACAACTTACATTTATTTGAATAGTATCGTTTTGGTCTGAATTTGAGCTAACCACTATTGTAACCTCTTCTACACTTGGAACATTTTTATCAAATGTAAAACTACCTGAAGCAGTAACAGAACCTGATGTATATATTACACCTTTATAAATAGCCTTTATTGTATAACCAATTTGAGATTGAGACCCCTCTGTAATTAATTGATTTCCAGATTCATCTGTCATCAATGCGCTAGTTTCGCTTTCAATATCTTGCTCTCCTTCTTTTGGGATTACATAGCTTATTGTTACAGTTCCTGTTTGCTCAGTAACATCCACACAATAAACAAAGTCCTGATTAGCTATTATTGTTATATCTCGGGTAACACCACACGCTAAACAAACTGGTATTTCAGGTTTTAAAATTTTATTTGAAGTTAATACATACTCGTCCATGTAAGGGTCATAACCTCCTAATTTTTGTGTAGTAAATGCAGAGGTAAATAAATCCCTAAACCAGCTTCTCATTCCGGTTTCAGATATAACTATAAGTCTTTCATCAGAAACAGAACCTCCTACAAGCTGCAGAACAGCTCCTCTTTTTACATCAGTAAAATATTTGTTTTCTCCCCAAGCCACAAAACTTTCGGGGTTATTGCTTATACCATAGTTTTCTATACGAGCAATTTGATTACCTAATATTTCTGGAACAGAAGCTACTATACCACCGCCAGTAGAATCAGATATAATATTTTTAGATGCTAATACGTATGATATTTTATCCTCTTGTAAAACTAAGATATCAGTTCTTCTTGCATATAATATTTCAACATCTCCATAACTTTCTTCAAGTGGTTTAAAATTAGCAAGTCCTAAATTAAATTCATTAAGTTTATTTACATTGGTTTCATCATTATAAACACCACTATAAGTTAAATCAGCAAACCTAAGAGCTTCTTTATACTCTACGTTAGAAGTTGAAAAGACTCTATTACCTAAATTAAAAGATTTACCATTTAAAGCATCTCTTATTTTATAACTTTCTACACCATTTCCAAATGCAAAACAATTAAAAAACTTAGTATCAACTACCCCAGCAACACCTGTAGATATATCTTGATTAGTTATGTTACCACTATGATTACCATTTGAATCAATAGAAAATGATTCTTCGTTTTCAAACCACACATCAGGCAGTGCTTCGGCTGGCTCTGTTTCAAATATAACAACTGAATCTCTTCTAAACACCGTAAATGTAATTTCAACACGAGACCTATATCTACTTCCATCCGCAGCACCATTACATGCTTCAGTACCACTTACAAGTAACGAATAAGTATTGTTAGTATTGTTTTCATAAAACCTATAATAATTATTTAAAAGTAAATCACCACCATCCTCTGGGCTGTTTGTGTCGCCCCCAAATATAGTTATCATTGTAGCGTTACTTAAATTTTTACCTGCGTATCCATTAGATTCTGGAGTACCTGTTGGTGAACCAGGAACTAAACCTGGGATAACAATGTTTCCTACAGGGTCATCAGGATTTCCAGTAAAAGTAGTGGCATTATTCTCTATTACAAAAGTTGCATTGCTATTAATAAACCATTGATACATATCAGTGTAAGTATCTTGCGCAATAAATTGTTCCTCTATCACACTTTCTCTTTCTTCACATTTACCACCTCCACCTGGTCTTCTTTGTTTTATTTTCATTACTATTCTACTTCCGCTAGGCACATTGTAATTCGTGCTTGTACCTCCATCTGTAGTATAAAAAGGATTTGCTGCTACTGGATTTTCATTAGGATTATCTGCTTTTTGCTGAAAAGTTCCCAAAGAAATTATATCAGTAGCGCTTTCTTCAGTAGAAAAATCTTGAGACTTCATTTTCATATATGTCCCTCCTGGAACAGGATTCCCACTAGCAGGGGTAATAAAGTCCGCAACTTGTGTTTGTTTTTCTAAAACAGTTGCAAATACACAAGATTCAACCGGACCGTTTACGTCTCTTTTTACAATTAATCTATCGCCTTGTTCAACTTTAGCAATATTATCTCCTTCTAATAATAAAAATGTATTATTAGAATTTGGGTCATTAATGAATATGCTTGAATATATGGTCTCATAAGTTGTTCTATCTGGTTTTAAACAAAACTTATATCTTGTTGCCCAAGAAGGAGCTCTTTGGGTAGTTGGTATTGTGGCAATAATTTTATTTAAACTTTGTGAATTTCTGCATGGAATATTTACAGTATTATTATTACTAACTAAAGCTATTGAAGCCCTGTTATATTCATCCATGTATACTATACCCAATTCATAACCTCTATTACTATGTAAACTTTGTAAATCTGCAGTAGCTTGTAATGTAGCGGTAATAGATGTAAAGGTATTGTATGATACAATTAAATTGGTTGTCCCTGGTGATGTTTGAATATATTGAGCTACAGGAAAAAATAGTTGTATTTCAGTTCCATTTAAGAATGAATCAATTGGTTCACCTTTATTAGTGGATGGAGGAACTGAGGCTGTGCTTGACGTTAACCCTGTTTGATTTAAAGAGTAACTAACTCCCCCACCTGATAAAGTTGGTGTTAAAGAAAAATTAAACGCATCTGTTAAAGTTGCACCTAAACCATTTTGAGCGTCTGCAACAGTCTGAATAGCAGAACTTACTAAACCCAGTTTAGATTGGAAATCTGAGCTATTATATAGAGCTGAAACTGTAGTGTAATTTTCAACTAAAACATACTGAAAATTAATCAGGGTTTCTCCTTGTAGTTGAGTTGGAGTATCTGCTCCATTGTAAGATAAATGTTGATAGGTAAAAGAAAGATTTAAACTTGCTCCTTGAATTAATTTACTTTCATATCCACCTAAATCAAAAGTAAAACCAGAGGTAGTTACGTTTAGAGTATTACCAAAAGCTGTATAATTAGATGTCAATAAATTAGAAGAATTTAATTCTACTCCACTAGCATCTTGAGTCTCTAATGCAACTGTGTATTGTAAATTTAGTGGTTGATTATTTATATCAATTAAATTATATCCTTCTGTGTAATTACCATAAATCAATCTATTACCCATTAGAGTTTGAGCTTTTGCTAATCTAGGAACATTGTCATATAATCTTAATATTTCTGACTCTGGTAATAGAGTGAAAATTTTACTATTAGTAAAAACATAAGTTGCATTAGTGTTATGTGGCCCTAATGATGATTTTTTTATTTTTTCAATAATTTTTATTGTAGGGTCGTTAGCTTCTTTAAACAATAAATCTATACCAACTACTAATGAACTTCCCGTGTTATATGTGATTTGTACTGCATTTTTGGAATTAACCATTCCCTCGTTTAAAAAACTATTTGGAGAAAATTCAAAAAAACTTGGTTGAAAAGATGGTTCACTAAACTGGGAAACAGCTGAATACTCGCCATTTGAATATTTATATCTGTATGCAAAACAAATAAAATTATCTTCTAAAAAAGAATCTTCTAAAGTAGTGCTTAATAAATTTAATGTTGGTGCAGCCAGAGGCGGTTTTTTAATAACTAATAACTCTTCATCACTAAATTGGTCTATATTATTAAAAGGAACAGAGTAATTAAAATCTGTATTTATAACTCTTGGAGCATTTAAATTATCTGTAAAAAAAATTAAATTATCTATTTTACTTACAGAAGTTATAAGAAAATTTGAGTTAAAATTTAAAGTAGTGTTTGTGTTATCACCAGAATTAATACTTACAACGTGATAAATAAGAGAGCCTGTTATAACATTATAAGAAACAATTAAATCTAATTTACCAGTTGCTCCTACAGTAAATGCTGGGTCATGAACAAACCAATATATAGTTTCATTTGCACCATCTTCAAAAACACCAATACACCTAGCAGAGCTGCTTAATGCAGTGCCGTCTATATATTGAAGTGTAGTAACCTGTACATTTCCCTTAGCATTTTCAACAGCTCCTATTTCTGATTCTTCAGTAGAACCAAGTCTAACATTCAAAGCGTCTATATACTCTCCGTTTGGTATAAGCCTTTCGTCAAGGCTTTTATTCATACGCCCAGCTACAAAATTTCTTTGAATGTTTGCCATTTTATTTTATCCACTTATCTTCACCTCTAAGATTCATAAGCAATCTACTTGGGTGAATGTTACTTAATCTGATTTTTGCATTTCTTAATAAAGCTTGTTTGTTTTTTCTTGCTCTATTAATAATATACTCTTGCACTCCAAATTTACTATTTAAAATAGCATATTGTATATAAGCATAAATATAATCTTCAAATAATTTGTTTACACTTATTTGTGAGTCATCACCATTTTCCATTCCATCAGATATGTATTGTAACACACATTGTCTATTGGCCATAGTTGAATCAAAATTAATAACACCAGCTTTTTTATCAATAGTAAAAGTAGGATTAATGTTGGCTGTTTCTGTATTTAAACCATATCTAGCTCCAATACGAGAATTGTATATATCGCCATCACAATCAATACAGTTACCGTTCTCATCAGCTTCATTATTTTGATTTAAATAAATACTATTTAAAGACCCATCTTTTCTTGCAGTATCTAAATTTGACTCTATAGTTGATACATTATTATTTCCATCATACCCAAAAACAGACGTAGAGTTTTGAAGGTATTGAATGGAAGATTGTACTTGAATATTTTCAGTTAATTCTCTTAATGTATTACCCTGAAACAAGTATAGTTTTACCCAGTTTACATAATCCGATGGTAAAACAAAACGCAAGTCATCATATACAGTTAACTCTAATGCTTTTATTTCTTTAAAAGCATCGTAGTTTAACTCTTGAATTGCTCTCTTTGCGTGAAATAATATCTTATATCTATTTTCATTATTAACTAACGAATGATTTCCATCATACATTAATTCAAAATTAGTCATTATGTTATCCAAGCTTACGTATTGATAAGAACCCCAATTACTATCTGTGGGTGCAACACCATCATTAGTATAATATTTTCGTTGATTTATATATGCCATAATTATGTATTAGTTTGATTTTGCTGTTGTTCTTCTAGTTGGCCAAACTGAAATACATCTGCCTCTCTAATTGATACACCTCCATATTGTAGTATTCTTGCTACTAAATTATTAGAGTCATCTATTGGTAATTCAAAATCTTGGTAATCACTTTGCGTTTGGTCAAACAAAGGTTCACCATTATATAAAGTAACATAAGTCCATTTTGGGTCTAATGGATATCGAACGTAAGTTGCTTGTATATCTAAAGCTCCACTGAATGTGGTAGGAAAAATAGTTATGGAATCTCCTTTTTGGGTATATGCTGGATATTGAGATGAAGGGGATGTTAAAAGAGATTTATTTAACAAATCTATTTTATTAATACTAACTTTCTCAGCTTGACCCTTTAGAACACCTCCCTGGTAACACAGAACTTTATTTAATAAATAATAATCATCACCAGTAGTCGTTTGACTAGGAAGATAATATATGTTATTAGAGTTTTGAACTAAAGTTTTTGTAACAGAAAAACTATCAATTACTTCTTCATATCCAAGTCTTATATCAGCATATCCCGTTCCCGAAACCCTTGCATTTTCTTCGTTTATTTGCTGATTATAATTTATAAAATATTCGTCAAACAAATCTAATTGTGCTTGTTTAGCAAACAAATTAAAATCACTAGGAGAAATATACCCATAGTTATTTTTGTTAATAATTGCAAGCACAGTATTTCTTACTGAATTTATCATTTGAAAATCTTTTTACAAAGATACATAAAATAAAAAAGCACCCTTATTTGGGTGCTTCTTCTAAATTTAGTATAATACTTAAACTAGTTAAGCATTTACAATACTTGTTACAGCTTTAGGTAATTCTAAAGAAAACATTGGGTTTGTCCAGCTTGTAACTAGAGCACCTTCAGTAGCATTTAGTATAGCAGTGTAGACATCATGCCCAACTTGAGCTGCAGTTGTTACTGTAGTTGCAGTTCCGTCTGCATACTTAATCACAACAGTAGTTGCAGTTGCAGTTGCAGTACCTATTGACTTAATTCCGTTAACACTAATTAGTGTATTAGTAATAGGAGCGTTTGTAATTTTGATAAATTTTTCCATTTTATAAAAAGTTTTTAATGGGTTAAACAAGCTATAAAGTTACGAATTTTTAGCTAATGCTTTTAAGTGTTTAAATACTTCTAGTCCATCATCACTTTGAAAATAAGATGTCATAATATACATTGGGTCTTCACCGAATGGTATATTACACATTTTCTTTTTATTTGATGCTGTATTAAACCACACTTCTTTTTTACTATTTCGTAATTGAATTAAACTTTTATCTAAAAAATCTTGTACTGTAGCAGTAAGCTTTAACATAGGGTCGTTTAATAATTCCATAAAACCAGCTGGGTTTTGTTTGGCAAATATTAATATATCACGTCTAAGCTCAGCAGTGGTTACTTTACTAACGTCTTGTTGAAATAAAACTCTAGCAACATTCTCTACTTGAGGAACATCAAGCTGTCTAGCTTCAATAAGAGCATCTACTTCTAAATTTAAATCCTCTACAAGTTCAGCAGCCTCTTTAGCTTTGTTTACCTCAACAAATATTCTTCCATTACCAGGGTGATAATGTAAAAACTTTTGCAGTACTTGATTGTTTTTAGCCACAAACAAAAATCCATCTTCAAATATTACTGGCTCTAAAATAGCGTTGTCATCTTGTTCGTCTTGAAACGGACTGTTCTGATTTCTTGCATATCTTAAAGGTCTGTTTGTGCCTGTCTCTTCATCAAAATGCAATAATGGAAATCTATTAGTGTGCCTTGAGGCTAAGATTAAAGATAAAGGTGCAACATCTCTTGTAAGCTTATAAGATTTGTCAACAAATTTAGGTGATTGTTTTTTTGGTTTTGGTTGAGCAACTGTTTTAGTTTCAGTTTTCTCAACTACTTCTGGGGTAGTATTTTCTTTTTTCATTTGATTTAATTTAATTTGATTTTAAAAAAGGGGCGCATTTCTACGCCCCTAATATTTAATTACTAGTCTTGAAATAAGAAGAAGTTGTTTGCACCTAAAGTACACACAGCTCTCTCAGACAAGAAGTTTACTTGCATGTTATCGATATCTGACGTTGCAGCACCACCAGCAGAGCCAGTAATCCAAGTCTTATATCTTCTGTCTTCAGTTTCTGAAGCTCTATATCT